GTTACACTGCATGCCGGGCGCGAGAAGGATAGGACGATGTACGTAGTCAGTGGACTTTGCACAGATGCCGACTACGTTTCATTCCGCGACACCGTGGGAAATGCCGAGACCGCGCTACTGGAGCGTGTATTTTTCCACGAGATCGAGGGCGTGTTTCAGGCGCCCGTTGACCCCGGCCTAGTAACGGTGCGTGCGGTGTTGAGTCGGTTTGAGACTGCCATTGGTATTTTTGCTGAACCGGTCACGCGTATCCCGCCTGGTAAATACCAGGAGGCGTACGCGGGCCGACGCAGGCAGATTTACCAAATGGCATAGGACCGGCTAGCCGCGCGAGGGCCGAGAATCAGCGATTGCTACTCCAACACTTTCCTGAAGTGGGAAAAGGCGTTGGTGCAGACAATTAAGGGCGTTCCAAAGCGGTTGGTCCCGCGGGTCATCCAGCCCGCGAGGCCAGAGTATAATGTCTTGATCGGGCGTTTTCTCAGACCGCTTGAGCACGTGTTGTACCGGGCGATCGGTCGAGTGTTCGGAGCGGACGTTGTGATGAAGGGGAAGAACGCGTTTCAGACAGGCGCGCTATTCTCTCAGGCGTGGTCTGGGTATGAGGACCCCGTTGCAGTCGACTTGGATGCTTCAAGGTTTGACCAGCACCAGAAAACGGGGCTCTTGTCCTGGACACACGTTATCTATCACATCTTCTGCCATCTCACTAATGAAGAACTCATGTGGTTGGGGTGGCGCTTGCACGTTCGCGGCTTTGTCAGAGCCGCGGACGGTTCGATCGTCTATGAAGTGGACGGTTGCAAGTGCTCTGGTCACATCGACACGGCCACCGGGAATGTGCTGGTTATGTGCGGGGCGATTTATGCCCTGCTGCATAGCCTCGGTCTAGCGAGGCCGGGACGGTGCCAGGTATCGGTCTTTGACAATGGTGATGACTGCACTCTTGTGGGAGAGCGTAGCACCATCGCTGCCATCATACCTGCCATCGCGCCGTTCTTCCAGAAGTTAGGCTTAGTTATGAAAGTGGGGCGGGTGGTGGATGTCCTAGAGGAGGTCACGTTCTGTCAGACCCAGCCGGTCTTCGACGGTGCTAGTTGGCGCATGGTGAGAAATCCCCACGTGTCGATGAGCAAGGACGTGACTATCTTGGGAACGCATTTCACTGGTGACCGCCTCGCTGCACAAATGTTCGCGATCTCCCAGTGTGGTATGGCCCTCACCTACGGGCTGCCTGTGCTTCAGGCTCACTACCAGGCGATGGGTCGAGGACAGGAAAAGGGGCGTTCGTGTGATGTTAGGTTGCTCGACACTGGCTTCTTTAGATTGGCGCACGGGCTCAAGCCCGGGGTTGTCACGACGGTGACGACGGCTGCGAGAGTGTCCTTCTGGCGGGCGTTTGGGATTGTCCCGGATACGCAAGTCGCCCTGGAGGTTCAACTCGACTCTCGGCCCCCCATCAAAGACGGGCGGATCGGACATCATGCATTGGAACGCCTAGTCTTGGCGTAGTTAGCAACCCGCGGCTGGCCGCACCGCGGGAACTTAAGGCATTTCACGTTGATGGCCCAACGTGATCTTAGTTGCCATTGGGTTGTCGCATGTAATGTTCCAAAACGGTGGGTTCGCCCTCAATATTTCCGTGCTAACAAGAACGCCGAGAGACTACACGGAACCTCCACTGGTCGTGCGACGATGGATAGTCCCCACTGCTCGTGGGCACCCAATACTAGAGCATCTTAC